TTACGCGGCGACGACGACGCGGCGGAGGCCCAGGCGCTCGAGCACGGGATCGGAGAAATCGCGGCGCCCGTTGAGGATGTCGGACAGGTACGGCCGCGAGACGCCGAGCGCGTCGGCGGCGGCGCGCTGCGTTTTGTGTTTCGCGACGAACCGACGGAGCGCGTCGAGCGGATCGATTTCCTTCATTGCGGATCCTTTCCAGTTTTAGAAGTTGAACGCGAGGTTTACGAAATCGGGCGCCTCGAGCGCGGCGGCGGCGGCGGCGTCCTCGCGCTCGATGGCGGCGACGAGCGCGCCCTCCGCGGTCGCCAGGCGGGCGCCGGCGGCCTCGAGCGCGACGTCGGCGGCCAGGAACGCGGCGGGATCCTTGCGACGGCGGGCGGCGGCGTTCCGGTGATTGCGAGCCGCGATCGCGACGGCGGCGTCGGCCGCGTCGTATTCCGCCTTGAGTTCGTCGCGCGTCGTCATGAGAGAGATATTAGCGGATTCGCGAACGCGTGTCAAGCGACCCGGATCCGCGGGCCGGCGAGCATCCCGCACACGGACACGGACGCCCGGAGATCTGCGCGGTCGCGTGCCACACGTCGTCGCCCGTCTCGACAATCCGCTCGACCACGGCGGCCAGGAGCTCGAGCGCCTTCCCGTCCGACGGTTTGAACGCGACGTACGATCGTACGAGGAGCTCGACGTCGGCATAGGAGCGGCGCCAGTTCGGGCGGAGCGGGATCATCCGGACATGGAACGCGAGCGCGTGCTCCTGATAGGCGATCGCGGCGTCGGCGGTTGTCTCGTCGAGGATCGGGAACGCCTCGCGCCGATCCTCGATCGCGTACGTGCTCGCGACCTGGCGGATCTGGCGCGCCAGGACATCCGCGGGCGTGTCCTGGCGTTGCTGCGCCAGTTGCGCGGCGCGGATCGTCCGGCGGGCGGCCACTATCGGCCGCCGCCGTTCGCGTAGGCGGCGCGGAGCGCGGCCAGGTTCTTCTCGCCCTGCTCGCGAGTCCACTCCCGCGGCGCGTCATCGAACCCGGGGAGTTTCCGGATCGCCGCGCGCTCGATGACGTTCAGGATCTCCGCGGCGTCGGACGTCCAGTAATCCGGATGTTCGCACGACTGATACCGGAGGCCGGACGCGGCGCGGAGCACCTCGACGGCGGTGAACGCCTCCGCTACGACGCGAGTGAATTCGTAGCCGTTCGCCGGCGTCGTGTCGCCGTACTTGTGATTGACCGACTTCACGTTTTCCGCGTGGAGCATTGCCGCGATCTTCGCCGTCGCCGTGCGCCCGTTGAGGACGCGGGCGCCGTCGGCGTCGAGGTTGATCGTCACGTTGTAGAGCGACGCGGCGCTCGCGAGCATGTCGATCGTGTCGTCGTTCACGATGTACGCGGACATTAGCGGCCCCCTTCCTGAACCGGAACCATTCGCTCGCGGTAGTCGTTCGCGCCGGCCTGGAGCATCGCGCCGACGTTCGGGTAAACCGAGGGCGCCTCGTGACCGTCGGCGAAGATCGCGACGAGCGACCCGTCGGCCTCTACGCGTGTCATCACGTGGCAGTACGTCGCGGACTGGTAGTGATCCACGAACGCGGGTTTGTAGGCTTTGGCGGCGGCGGCGGCGCGTGTGTTCTTGTGCATGAACAGAGATTAGCAAATCCGCGAACGCGTGTCAAGCGGACGCGGAAACCCCAATGTTCATGCTGCTTTTTGAAACGCCTATATAGATCGCGCGCGCTAGAGCCCTCGCGAACGGAGGGCGGGCGGGAGCGGGCGCCGGCGTGCTCGAGGAGCGCCGCCGGCGCCGCCGGTCACTTGAGGTTGTCGCCGGACCCGTGTCCGTGTGTCGCGTGTCCGTCGCCGAGATCGCTGGCCTTCGTCGTCGCATCGACGCCCGGGACCGATCCCGCGATCCCGCCGTGCTCGACGCCGACGCCGGCGGCGTGCGCGACAGCCGGATCGACGGCGACCTTCGCGCCCTGGACGATCTTCACGGTCGCGACGACGTTGTCGATCCCGGTGCTCGCGACAGACTGGATCTCATCCGCGTCGAGCTTGACCTTCCCGGTTGCGTTCGCGACCTCGACGCCCGTCCGGAGCACGTTCATCACGTGCGCCTTTTTCTCCGCCCCGCTCGCGCCCTTGATCGCCTGGGCCTCGCCGATGGCGCCGACGATCTTCGGGATCAGATCCGTCGGGATCTTCTCGCCGCCAGGTGTCGCGGCCAGGATGATCGGGCCCACCTGAGCGACGACGGCGAGGAATTTGTGAAAGTCGAATTTCATGAGTCTCTACCTCCTGGCGCATTCTACACGCCAGGAGGGCGGGATCGCGAGCGCGGCCGGAGGGCGGAACGCCAGGCGCCAGGCGCCCCAGGACGGGCGCGCCGGCGTCGGCGGCGGGAAACGGGCGCCCGGGAACGCCTGTCGCGTCCTGGGCGCCCTGGCGCGGTCTAGCGGGCGCCGTGGATGATATACGAAACGGTCGGATCCGACCACGGGCCGCCCGGGAGCTCGAGCACGCCGCCCGCCGGGAACGCCAGGCCCTCGAAACCCGGTACCGGCGCGAGCGTGATCGGATCGTAGACGGTGACGTCGCGGAGCGGGTACGACGCCGTGAGCCGGACGGACTCGCGGACGCCGAGCGGCATCTGAACGACGCGGCCGTCGGGCGCGAGCGCCGCGTACGCTTTGTTGACGCCGTCGTTCCGGTTCCCCCTGTCATCGACGGCGCCGTCGCCCTCCCAATGGTGATGCGGTTGGAACGGCGCGACCGGGTTCGGCGCCTGCCATTGCGTATTGGCTTGCTGCCAATTCTCGACGCCCGCCGGAACGAGCGCGACGACGCCGCGGATCGCCGACACGATCGCCTCGATGTTCTCGATCTCCCAAAAGTTCGGCGGCCGCGGCGCGCCGGAGCCCGATGGATGACCGTCGCCGTAGACGCCCGTTCCCGTGTGGAGCACGAAGATCGGCCCGCGGCACATGATCCCGATCGCGCGTTTCATCGCCAGGATGATCGGCCGGTTCTGAACGGCGCCGCTCGAGCCAGGGCCCGGGCCCTCCCAATCGACGCCGATGAGCGGGCGGCCGTTCTTGAGATCCCAATCCTGGCGCGCATCGCGGCATCCGTGATCAGCATCGCCGGCGCGTTCGGTGTGAACGATGAACAGGATCCCGCCGACGCCGCGGGTTTTCTCGATCCACTCGCGGAGATCCCGATCGCGCTCCTCGTTCGTCTCGCGCGGCGGCGGCGAGTAGTACGAGAGGCCGAGCATGTTCGGGATCTTCGGACGGATCGCCCGCGCCATCCGCTCGAGCACCTCGACGGGATCGCCGCCGTTCGTGTACTCGTTCTGCATCTCGACGCATAGCACGCGATCCGCGCGGCCGGCGGCGATCACGTCGCCGACGTCGCGCGCGAGCCGCTCGAGATCGTAGCCGGTGCCCTTTCCGCTGAGCGTGATCCCGCTCCGGAGTCCGAGCGACCACGAGAGATCAAGATCGCGCGCGATGGCGCCCAGGTGATCGGGGAACGTCGGGAGGTTCGGTTTCGCCGGACCCGGGTTGATCGTGAGCGGCGGATTCCATGCGACCTCGTAAAGCGGCCGTTTGAAATCGAACCCGTGAGCCGCCGCCCATTCGAGATTTTGCCGGTACCGATCCGGTTCGTTGAGGGCGCCCTGTAGCGACCACATGAACGTCAGACCGAGCGGGCGCCAGGCGCCGACGTCGTCGATGATCTCGGCGCCGTTCGCCCGCGGGACTCCGGCGCGCGGACCCGCGGCGCCGCCGCCGCCTCCTCCGCCGCCGCTGATCTTGCGGAGGCGCCTCACGAGACGATCTCCACAGTGAGCGGGAACCCGACGATCTTTTTCCCCGCGCCGGCCGGGTGGTTCGCGTCGGAGGTTTGCTCGATCTGCGCCTGGATGGTTCCGATCTCGTTCCCTTCGTAGACGCGCCATTGCTCGAGATCGCCGGCGTCCGTGTTCCCCGTCGGTTTGTGGTACCCCTGTTTGTCGAGGCCCGCGGAGTACTGCCCGAGATCCGCGCCGGCGAGACACTCCGCCTCGACGTTCGTGAACGTGTAGCGGTCGCCGGGGATCTTCTTCGCCCGGTACCGCGCGGCGCTCGCGCCGTCGGTGACGTAGAGCACGCCTCGCCACTCAGACGGTTTCCCGTCGAGTACTCCCCATATGCCGGTCCCGGGCGCGTCGGGCGCGATCAGCCGGAGTCCGGCGCCGCGGAGCTGTACGACCTTGCCGTCGATTTCCATTTTCAGTCCTTTCGAGAGTTTCCGAGGTTGCGGAGGGTGCGGCGGATCGATGGGCGGATCGATGGGCGGATCGGTCGGAACCGGCGTCAGTGTCGCCTCGCCGGCGCGCGCGGCCGCCGCGACGCAATCATCGAACGCCCGCCGGAGGTTCGGGTTCGGTTTGATCCCGTTCGTACGGTCGAACGAGAACGGCGCCATAAATTTGATCCGGGGATCGAGGTTCACGACTTGATCGAGATACTCGAGGCCGTCGAGCACCTCCTGATCCGTCCACAGCCAGGCGCCAGTCGCCGGGTTGAATTGGTTGTAGAACATCGGGATCACGAAACAGTCGCGCGGCCATTGCGCCAGGTTCGCGCGCGCCTGGCGGATCCACCTGGCGCCCGATTGCTCGAGCGTCTCGCCCTCGACGCGATAGAGCTCCCATCCGACGGCGTCGTACGAGCGGAGCGCGCCCGCGGGGATCGTCCAGTCGGCCGCGGAGTCGTGCGCGAGGAGGAGCCGCCCCTTCGGGAGCGGCGACGTCGGCGTCGGGCTTTCGGAGTACGTGCCCAAGGTGAACACGTCGGGCCGTCCGCTCCCCTCCGCCCTGAACGGATAGACGCTGACCGGATGCGAGAACCGGAACGTCGGGAATTTGATCGGCGCCGGCGGCGTGAGATCTTCGATCCCGCTCACGAGATCCCACTCGACGATTTCGAGCGAGCCGGGAGGTTCGCCGTCGAACCTGGCCCACGCGATCCGGATCCCGCCGTTCCACGCGATCGCGTCGTAGTGGAATTCCGCGCCGGCGCGCGAGAGTACTTTCCCCTGATCGGAGTCGGCGCGCCTGGCGACGGTCCCGACGCCCTCGAGCCAATGAACGAGATACGCCACGCCGCCGATCTCGACGTAGCACGCGCGGAGCGAGCCGGGGATCCATAGCGGCGCCGGCGTGATGCCGTGAACGCCCCAGGCGCCCGCGGCGGGCCAGATCGCGCGTCCCTGGTCGACGAGCTCGAGGTGATACGGATCGGAGCCGGCCGCGATCGCGGGTTCCCGATCCTCCGGCGGGTTGAACGTCGGGACGATCACGCCGTCGGGCCGCGAGATCCGGAACCCCTGCCCGCCGCCCTGATACACGTCGACGAGCACGATCGCGCCGTCGTGCGCCGCGGCGCCGCGTCCGTCCGTCATGGCGCGCCCGACGGTTCCGCCTGGGAATTCCCCGCACGATCCGAACGAGGCGCCGGCGCCCGCGATCGCCGCTTGCCATCGTCCCGCCGGAGTCGCCGCCAGGAACGACGCCTCGCGGAGCGGGACGCCCGCCGGAACCGCCTCGAGCGGTCGCCTGGCGCCCGTGTGGATGTTCACGGCCTGCGGCGCCGTCCCTGCTGGCGTGCCCTCCCAGGAGCCGCTCAGCGGTCCCAGGAACGCGATCTCGTCGGCGTTCAGCCAGAACGTACAACCGCCGTCGCACAGAACGAATTGCTCGCCGCTCCTCGAGCCGTACGAGACGCGGCCGCCGGCCGTCCCGCACGCCGCGAGGCCGGTGATCGGATGTAGCTTTGGCACGTGGCCCCCTTCTGATTTACGAGCCGCGGATTTTACGGTACCGGGCGAGCACCTCGTCGGCGTACTCGCGATTGCGGATCGGACCCGTCGGCGCGTTCCCCCCGCGGCCGCCATTGTAGGCGGCGAGGGCGCTCCGCGTCACGGCGGCGGCGCGACCCGCCTCGAGGCCGACGTAAAGCCGGGAGGCCCACGCCAGGTGCCCCGCGAGGTGCTGACAGCCGAGATCGATATTCAGGGCGGGATCGGAACAGAGCCGGGTGAGGTACTTCCCGCGGAACCCGTGCTCGCGCGCGACGGCGCCCATGAGTTGCATCAGGCCCCATGAGGCTTGCTGACTCCACCATTCCTGATCGGGATCGCCGGCGAGCGTCGGGAAATCCTTCGGGGGAAACTTGGCGGCGACCTCGACGTCGGACACGGCGCGGAACGGTGCGCCCGTTCGCACGTTCCAGAAATAGCGGTACTTCGGTTCCGGGTTGAACGCGTCCGTCTCGCCGTCGGACTCCTGACCGATGATCGCCTCGACGAGCGGCGGATCGATCCCGCCGTGGATCCTGGCGGCCGCGGTGATCTCCTCGCTGTACCTCATGGCGTTGATCCTACTGCCTGGCCGGGTTCGTGACGTGCTCGATCACTTTGGCCTGAACGTCGACGAGCCGGAGCCGCTCCTCGACGTCGGCGCGTTCCCGGGTGAATTCCTCGTATCGCTCGCGGCCCTCCGGGGAGACTTTGCGCCGGTCGCCGTGGCCGTTCGTGTTCGGGAGCATTGGACACCTCGTGAAGATCCAGCGGAGGAATTTCATAGATCGTCGACCAATCTTTGCACTGTGAGCGACTCGAGATCTGTTCGGTTTAGGATGATCGCGCCCTCCTCGCGATCGTTGATCCAGATCTCGAAAACATGCCACTCGCGGCGCCCCTGAACGGCGCCGAGGTACCGGCCGGCAATCGCTCGAGGCTTGCCGAAACGCGGGTGTCCGACGTCCCACTTCTCCGGCGGAATGCCTTCGATGTAGTACGCGAACCCGGGGAGGAGTCGGAGGAGGGCGCTCACGGGCGGCCGGAGTTCCCGCCGGCGAGGAGCTTCCGATTGACGGCGCCGACCTGCGTCGCGACGGTCATCAGTTGCTCCGTCTGAGTTTCGAGGATGCCGGTATTCCGGAGCGCGACCTGGCGCCAGAAAACGATCTGCTCGCTCAGGATCGCGTGTTCGGCGGCGGCGCGTTCGGTACAGTCGGCCAGGGCGGCGACGTGTCGCGCCTCCTGCTCGACGAAATCCTGACCCCATCGCCAGATCCGGATCTTGTTCCCGATGAGCACGATCACGAGGAGCGTCGCGAAACTGACGCCGCCGAGAGTGTTCGCGATCTTCGCTGCCTCGTCGATTCCCATTCAGATCCCTCGCGTGATTATAGCGGCGTCAGTTCAGGCGGATCACGGCGAGCACGCGCCCGGAGAACGTGCCCGTCCCGGTGCTCGCTTTGTAGCGGAGCGCGAACGTATTCGATCCCGCGTTGACCGTCATCACGACGCCGCGGCCGACGTGGTACGTCGAGGTGGCCGTGATCGCCTTCGCATTGTTGACGCCATCCGCCGCGGCGATCGTTGTCGCGCCCGACACGTCGACGGCGACCGACACGTCGATCACGCCGGAGCCGGCCGTGTTCACGGAGAACAGTACGAGCACGGATGTACCCGTCGTGAGCGTGACGGAGTCGGCGGTCGTGAGCGCGCCGTACGCCGAGCTCGCGCGCGTCTCTGCGGTGAGCACCTGAGAGATCCCGAACGTGATCGGCGTGTCGCCGAAGATCCCCAGGAGCACGGCGATCCATCGGGCGTACCGCGTGTTGCTCCCGCCGTCGCTCGCGTACTGGAGCTTGAACGTCGTCGCGCCCGACGCCAGGCGGGACAGCATGAGCCCGCCCTGGAGCGCGATGTTCTGCGCGCCGCTCGTCGATTGGTTGACGAACGAGACGGCCGCGAGCGTGTTCGCGCCCGATACGAGGATGCCGAGCGAGGAGGTTCCGGTCTGAACGCGGTTTTCCGAATCGCCCGCGATCACGGCGACGACGGCATCGCTCGCGAGTGTCGGGTTCACGGACGGTCCCGCGGTCGCGAGATCAGCCATGGACCCGGAGCTCGACGCCTCCGCCGTCTCGAGCGACGCGGCGAAAGCGGCCGTAACCATGTCGAGACACACGAGGAAAGGCTGGCCTGGGCCCGGGCCTCCGCCGAACGCCGCGGCGTTGACCCTGGCGGCGTACTGGAGCGTTGCGACGTATTCCTTGCCGGTGATCAGTCCCGTGATGTGAACGAGGCCGAACAGGTGTTGTCCTCCGAACGAGACGAGCGAGCGATTGATCACGGCGCGCGCGTCGTCGAGGGTGAGATCGGTAAGTTGCACGTTCGCGAGCACGAGCGCATCGCCCGTGCCGATGGCGCCGATCCCGACGATGAACGTGAGCGTCGTTCCCGACGGTTTCACAAGCATCGGCCCCGCGGCGAGGATCGCGGCGCCGCCGCCGACGCCGAAGAACCCGCGATCGCCCGCGCTCCCGCCGGCGCTCGCATCGACGTACGCTTTCGTCGCGGCGTCCTGGGCGCTCGTCGGATCCTCGACGTCGGTGAGCGCGTTCCCGCCCATGGATTGCGGCGCCGTGAAATCGACTGAGCCGTCGGCGCGGATGACGCCCGGAACGGTATCGACGTACGCCTTCGTCGCCGCGTCCTGATCCTCCGTGGGATCATCGACGAATCGGAGCTTGTGCCCGCCCATCGACTGATCGGCGCGGAACGACTGACGGCCGTCGCTGTAGATGTCGCCCGAGATCGTCGCGCCTCCGGTGTCGAGCGTGCCCGGTTGCGCCGCGGCGCCGCCGCCGCCGCCGGAGGTGAGCGCCTTCCACTGATCGACGTACGAGCCGGCGTATTCGTCGGTCTGCTGACACGTCGCCGAGTACTCCCACAGTTCGGCGTTCACGAGTTTGATCCGCACGGTCGCGACGAGGAACGTCGCATCGATCCCGCCGCGGTACGTCGTATCGACCTCGAGCGCCTGGCCGGGGAGGAACCCCTCGACGTCGGTGAACACCTCGAGCTCGCGCCGGTCGGAGCTTTCGCGGATGAGGATCTGAGTCGCGAGCGCGATCCCCGCGGCGTATTCGATGATCTCCGGGTGATCCTCGCGGAACGTCCGCGGCGCCGTGCCAGGCGGGAGGCTCGCCGGTACCCTGGCGTGGAACGGGAACACGGCGAGGTACTTGAGCTCGAGCGTCGTGTACTGCGGCGGTTGCGTGCCGTTGCCGAGCGAGACGGTCCCGCGCCCGTCGGTGACGTCCCAAAAATAGAACGCGGTCGGATCCCCAGGAGGGCCGAGCGACCTCGCGACGGTGCCGTTCTCGAGGATGTAGCCTTGCGTCCATCCGGCGGCGCCCGTCGCGTCGGATCCGAGTTGCAGCGTTCCGCGCGGGATCCCGCCCTCGCCGTACCAGAACGCGATCGCCTCGTGCGAGCTCGTGACAGTGATCGCGTTGCCCGCGGCGCCGGCGACGAGCGCCTCGACCGTGAGTTGATCCGGGTACCGGAGGAAACTCGAAACATCGGCGTTCGCCGCGGTCGATGGCGCGTAGTTCCCGCCGCCCGCCAGGTTGATCGCCGCGTTCAGGTTTCCGATTGAGTCGATGACCGTCGCGCCGATGAGCACCTCGCCGGCGACGTCGCCGACGAGCGCCGTCCGGAACGTGTACGTCGAGGCGCCGGCGCCGATGGTGTCGCCGTCGCTGAAATTGGTCGCATCGACCGGCGAGAGATACGCGTTCGCCCGCCTGGCGGGGAACGCATCGCCGATCACGGCCTGGATATCGACCTCCCAGGAGCTTTCGTACCCGTCGGATTCCCATTGCTGCGTCGCGATCCCGTTCCCCGTCGGGCCGCACGTGAGATCTACGGTGTTCTTCGGGAGGCCGGACGGATCCCGCCACTTGAGATCGAACGAGTTCAGGTTCGCGTCGGTGATCGTCGCGGGTGCCGGCGAGTCGAGCGGGACGAACACCTTGAGTCCCTTGATCGGATCGACGGTGATCACGACGCCGGTAGCATCGTTGATCCGCTTGAACGCGTCGGGAACGGTGATCGCGACCCAGGCGATCGGGGGAACCGTCTGCCCTGTCGGCGCCGCGTCGTACGTGATCCCGTAGATGGCGAGCGCCTGAGCGACGATCTCCGCGATCAGATCCTCGAGATATTGCGGCGCCGTCGTGACGATGGAGATCGGATCCGCGTCCTCGAAAAAAACCGAGTAGTCGACCAGATCGAGGGCCGCCTTGTTCGCCGGACTCGACGGCGTCATTCCGTCGATGGATCGCACGAGCACGAGGCCGCCGAAGATCGGCGTTACGCCGTCGCGCCGGTAGATGAGCACGTCGGCCGCCCTGGCGGGAATATACCCGTCGCCGATCTGGAGGCTCCCGGTTGCCTGGCGGTTCAGACCGAGCTCGAGATCCGCGTCGGACACCTCGATCGTCACGTCCTCGCCGGCGATCATGATCCGGAGTCCGCTCACGATCAGCGTGTACTCGCGCTCGCCGAAATTGTCGGCGCCGTCGGTCGCCCGCACGGTGAACACGAACAAACCGGCGACGGCCAGCAATCCGCCCAGGAACCCGTCGCCGTCGAGCGCCAGGCCCGCCGGGAGTTCGCCATCGCTGATCGTGAATTCGTAGGGTTCGCCGATCCCGCCGGTCGCCGTGAACGTCTGCTCGTACCGCTCGCCGCGGACGCCAGGCGGGAGCGTCGGATCGTCCGGATGCACGATGATCGCGTCAGGCTCGACAACCGTGAGCGAGTACGAGATCACGCCGGGACAATCGTCGGAGTCCGTCGCGCGGATCGTGAACGTGTAGACGCCCGCGACGGTCGCGGCGCCCTCGAGCACGCCGGCGCCGTCGAGCGTGATCCCGTCGGGGAGTTCCTCGCCGTCGGGGAGATCCCACACGTACGGCGCGGCGCCGTCGCTCGCGGTGAGCGGGATCGAGATCGGTTCGCCGACGAACACGTCATCGAGCGGCGACGTCGGCGTGATGGTGATCAGGGAACAGCCGACGCCGCCCGGTCCCGCCGGAGGCCCGACGAACGCGATCGTCTGGACGATGTCGACGAACACGTGAGTCGCTTCCGCCGTGGTGATATCGACGGTGTAGGTATAGACGCCGATCGTCGTCGGCGTGCCGACCATCCACGCGCGCGACTGCGTAGCGATCTGACAGAAAAACGGTTCCAGCCCGGGCGGCGGCGTGCCCGCGGACACGACCGCGGCGACGACCACGCCGAACGGTCCGAAGTTGTTGGAGTAGATATTGAACGACGTCGGCGTCGTACTGTCGCACGGAAACGACGCGTCGACCCGCTCCGTGATCCCGAGTCGCGAGGTGTGGAGAATCGGCGGCATGGGTGATCCTATCGACTCCGGATTCCGACCCGCTCGAGTTCGTTCGGCAGGTGCCGTACCTGATTGCGCGCGACGACGCGCCCGTCGAGTTCGGTAACGTTCGTGATCTCGATGGGCCGCGATGCGAGCTTGTTCAGACCGAACGAGCGCCCCTCGCCGGAGAACGCGAAATCCTCATCGCCTTTCGAGTAGAACAGCGTCGGCCGGAGCACGCGCCCGGATCCGCCCTTCGCCATCGGCACGCGGGGAACCGCGGAGTCCTCGCCGCCGGAGTTGTCGCCCTCCGTGCCGTCGGGCCAGTCGCCGGTTTTACGCCCCTCAAATTCGATTGTCTTTTTGCCTGGGATCTTGTCGAGCGCCGCGGGAACGCCGCCGAGCGCGCGCGTGAGTTCCTTGATCGCCGAGACGACGGATTGGAACCCCTCCGTCATCGTTTGCGCGAACGTGATCCCGCTGCCCTCGAGATCGGTGATCTTGTTCCCGTTCTCGTCGGTGAGCGTGCCGAGCTCGATCATCTTTTCGAGGAGCGGCCGCATCGCGGGCGGGATCTCCGTGCCGGTGCGGATCGCGTCCTGAATGTACGCGTTCACGCTGTCGCTCATCTTCGTCGTGATGACATCGACCGACACGCCGGCGCGAGAGAGATCGGCGAAGTCTTGGATCAGTTGCTTCGCGACTTCGTCGAGGCGCGCCTGATTGACGGCGACTCCGGCCTCCGTCCATGCGATCCCGTACTTCTCGAGCACGCCCGGGAGCCGCTGTAACCAATTGTCCTGATCGGCCAGGGCGGCGTTGATCGCCTCGATGGCTTTGGCCGCCGCTTTCGTGTCGCCCTTCGCGACCTTTTGCGTGAGATCGATCCATAGCTGCTCGCCGCCCGCGACCTTGAGGAGCTTCGCGTGGAGCTCATCGAACCCGGAACCCGCGGCGGCCGTGTCGAACGACTGCGCGAATTTCACGACGGCATCGCGGCCGGCGTTCAGGTTCCGGATTAGACCGACCAGGGCGCCCGCCACGGCGCCGATCGCCACGCCGTAGGGCCCGAATGCGGCGCCGGCTTTCGCGCCCGCGACGGCGCCGTGTAGGGCGCCGACGGCCTTCCCGGTTTTCTCGCTCGTCGCCGCCCAAACGTCCATCGCGCCGGCGGCGACCGTGGCGCCCGTCGCGACGGCGGCGGCCGCCTTTTGCGCGCCCGTGGCGCTGCTCGAGAACAGCGGAGCGGCGACTCCGGCGGAGTTGCCCCATTGCTTTGTCGAGGCCGCGGCGACGTCGATCGCTTTGCTGACCGAGGACAGACCGGAGATCGCGGCGCCCATCGCGCCGCCGGACCCGAACGAGTTCCCCAGGATCCCCGCGGCCTGGGACAGCACCGATCCCCAATTGACGATCTTCCCGCTCGACTTCTCAATCGCGTCGTTCATGCGCTCGAAAGCGGCCTGGATCTCCGCGGCGGAGTACAGACCGGAGTCGCGCATTTGCTCATAGTCGCGAGTCGCCGCGTCGGCGTTCGCGGCGAGCTCCTCGCGGGTGAGTACGCCCTGGGCCCTCATCCGCTGCTCGATCGTCGAGAACGTGCCCGTCGCGACGTCGAGTTGATTCTTGTAGTACGCCTTGATCGCCGCGAGATCCCGCTGGTAGATCGGGCCGCGCTGCTCGCTCGCCGCGTTGAGCGCGTCGATCTCCGCGTCCCGCTCGCGCTCGATGGTGACGATCCGCAGTTCGGCGCCGGAGCGTCCGAGATCCGCGAGCCGCTGCTCGTACGACTGGGCCTGCTGGAGCTGATCGACAATCGCTTTCGAGGACGCGTCGGCGATCTTCCGCTGGCCCTCCTGCCAGTTGTCGACGGTGGCCGTAACGAATTTCTTCGATACGTCGAGCATCTTCGCGTGTGCGTCGGCCCACACCTCCGCGATCTGCTCGCCGTTTTTGAGTCCGTCGAGGTACCGCTGCACGGCCTCCGCGGAGATCCCGAGCGCCTTCGCCGTCGTCGACGCCGAGATCCCGAGCTTCTCGTTTGCGACGGCGGTCGCCTCCTGGGCGGCGGTGAGCGGGATCGCTGCGCGCCGGATGTCCTCGAGCGCGTCGGCCTGGGCTTTCGCGGCGCCGGTTGCCTTCTCATGGATCGGCGGGAGCGCGCCGACAGCCGTCGCGGTTTTCTTCGCGGCGACCGTCGTCTGATCCATCCCCTTTGCGACGTTGCCGTACCAGATCGCGTTTTCCTTGAGCGAGTCGACGAGCTTCTGATCGATCCCGATCTTGCTCGCGCCGGGGAGTTTCGCCGCGAGCGCCGCCAGGCCGGCGGCGTTCTCGTACAGGCGTTGCACCATCCGGTACGCTTCCGCGACGAGCTTGTCGAAAAACCCGCGGGCGTAGTTGTAGGACTCCGCGGCCCACACCTTGAGCGTCGATCCGAACCTGGCGATCGCATCGCCGGCGGAGTCGAGCGCGAGGACCGTCTCCTCGCTCATCACGGGCGCCGCGGCGCCGAGTTCCTTGAAATTGGAAACGAGCGTCGGGAGGATTTCCGTTCCGGCTTTGCCGAACACCTGTACCGCGCGTTGCGCGCGGAGCGTCGGGTTCTCGATCTTCCCTATGGCGTCGGCGACTTCGGCGAGCGCGTCGTACGGAGATTCGTCGCGGATCTTTTTGAAGTTGAGGCCGAGCGCCTCGATCCCCGCTTTCGCTTTGCCGTCGGCGAGCCGGACCTGTAGCTTGCTGATCGAGCCGGCGAGATCGTCTATGGAGTTGCCGGATTGCTCCGCGATGTACTGGAGCCGCTGAACGTCATCGGTCGCGAGGCCGGTTCGATCGTGAACCTTCACGATGTTATCGGCCATGTCGAGGATCGACTTGCCGAACGCGACGACGGCGCCGACGGACAGACCGACGCCGAACGTCCCGAGGAGCCCGTTCACCTGGGACAGCGGGCCGGCGAGTCCCTTCACGGACTCGCCGACCTTCTGTACTTTTTTCGGGACGTCCGCGAGTCCGGCGTCGAGTTTCTTATCGTCCGTCGAGAGCTCGAGGACGGCGCGCCCGAGGGCGGCGTCTGCCATGGCGTTACCCCTTCCGCTTGACTACGCGGCGAACCGGGAGGCGCGCGAACACCTCATCGGAGAACATCCGCGGTTGACGTGTCGGCGATCCCGCCGGTTGCGCCGGCGCCGGCGCCGCATCCCCGCGCCGGATCCGTTCCCACTCGTCGGAGATCGCGCGCGGGTTGGCCAGGGCGCCGGTACCCACGGCGATCACTTTCGATCCGAGGATCGCCTCCTCCGCCTGGAGCCGCGGGAGCCATCGAAGGCACGCCTCGACTATCCCCGTCGGCGTTTGCGCGATCCACGTTTGAGGAGTCCCGCCGTAGAAGCGTAGGAGCCGGGGGATTGCTTCGTCCCACTCGAGCGGAGCGCGGCCTGATCCGTCGCGATCGCCCTCGCCGCCATGATCAGCGTCGGCGTCAAGAGCTCCGTGAAAACCTTGAACACCATCACGCGTTGCACGTCCGACAGTTTCGCCAGGACGGCGGGCGGCGCGTCGAGCGCGATCTTCGCGACTTCCTTGAGCCGGACGGCGAGCTCGCGGTTCTCATCCTTCGTGAGCGACCGGGCGCGCGTCATCAGTTCCGACGTCCGGATCGAGAGTCGCTCGAGGCTTTTGAAATCCTGCAAGGTAAGATCGCGCGCGGTGCGGAGCGGGTACGCGATGCCGTCGATCCGTACGACGGGACGATCGGTTTCAGTTGTGAGATCGAGAATTTGCTTGTCGGCCATGGATTCCTCCTACGCCTTCCGATTGGTTGATGACGGCGATCCCCAGGCGAGCGGCCTCGCGCTCGAGCTCCGTGAGCGTTGCGGCCGCGGCGCCCAGGGCCTCGCGGGTTGTGCGGATCGTTGCCTTGAGACGAGCGACGTCGGCCCGGGCCGCGGAGATCTTCGCGAGGAGCTCCGGTACCGACGTCGCCATGGTGTTACGACGCGTCGGCGGTCTGCACGACGATCCGACCGAAGTACTCCGACGGATCCGCGGCGCCGGGATCGACGAGCGCGGTCCACTCGATCGCGAGCATCGCCGGCTTGTCCTTCGTGTAAACCGGCTTCGGTTCGCCGGTCTGCGCGGCGCGCGGACACTCGTACTGCATGACGCCGTCCTCCATCTCCGGCGACGGGCCCCGGAGGAGCACGGCGCGGGTGTCGACGACGAACCCGCGCGAGAGTCCGATCTTCTTCGTGCCAGGGACGCCGGCGCCGGCGGGCGTCGTCGTGACGGTGTTCCCGTTGAGCGCGAACGAGTACTGTTCGGGCGTGACGTCGACGAGCAAAAGACCCATCTTGAGATCCTCGCTCGACCGGAACACCTTACGGGATCCGGCATCGCCGAGCGAGCGCCAGAACGCCATCGACTGCGAGTGCTCGACGTTGATCCCCGCTTCGTCGTAGTTCAGCGGACCCGCCGATCCGACCAGTGTCCAGTCGCTCGAGTCCGGATCCTGATCGACTTCGGGGAACGCGGTCCCGACGGGCGCGACGTACATCGTAAACGGCGCGGCGATTACCTCGAGCGGTGCGGAATTCCTCATGACGTGAGCTCCTCCAATTGATTGCCTACGCGGCGGCCGCCGTGCCCTCGATTGAGAGAACGAAACGGAATTCAGATTTCAGGTTCTTCGCGAGTTGCTCCTGAGCGCGAGCCAGGCCGACGGCCTCGTTCTTTTGGAACACGTGCGCGATCGACGGGCCGAACAGTTCGCGGATCGGCGTCCGCTTCCGCCCGCGGGTTTCCGTGCTCCCCTTCGCCGCCCGGGTGAACACGCCGCGGTGTCCGCTGCTCATCTTCGCGATGAACGCGTTCGGGTACCGCGAGCGGCCGCCTCCGAGTTTCGCCGTCACGCCGCGGCCGCGGCCTCGTGACGGTTCCGGTCCCTTCGCCCCGAAATCGATCAGCGGGATCCGCTTCGCGCTCGCGTAGATCCTGGCGCGGTGGAGCGACGGCGTCGCCTCCTGTATGCGGACCTTGTCGCGGAGATCCCCGATCTTCACTTTCAGATCCGACGAGATCACGCGGAGCATGACCGTTTGCGCCGACGCGATCGAGCGGTTCAACGCCCGGGCGATCGCGACTGGCGCTTTCGCGCGGAGCTTCGCGACGGCGGCGGGCGAGTCGGTGCGGAATTGGATCGCGAGCACCTTACGTGTCCTCCTCGACGCCGATCGTCGGGTTGCCCCATGGCTCGACGTACGAACAGACATAGATCACGCCCAGGCCGATCGTCGGGGAACCTGGCGGGCGCTCGACGACCCGCGTCGCGCCTCGCGTCATGTCGCCCTTGAGGAGCGAGCCGAGCGTCCGATCCGGAACCTCGACGGCGATCTTCACGGCGCCCAGGAGCACCTCGAGCGCCGTCCATGCGTCCTCGACGGAGGCTTTCCCGATCGCCTGGATCTCGACCGGGAGTTTCGTCCACTGGTACCCGGATTCCGTCGGGAGATCATCACGCGGGACGATGGCGATCGCGTCATCGGGATCCGCGCTCGAGAGTTCCGGCGCGGCGCCGATGTAGATCTTGAGGCCGGCATCCGTGGTGAACCCGTTCGCCTTCGTGATGACCGACAGGAGTTGACCCAGGCGGAGGAGGATCAGGAGTCGGCGCGTCGTCGTGATCATGTCTCCTCATCCTCGAGCGGCGCCAGGACAAGCCGGAGCCGCGTGTGATCGGGTTCGATGGCGTCGAACCCGTCGACCGTCCATCGGAGCACCTCGCCAGGCGAGGGCGGCGGGACGATCAGATCTGCCCACATTGGCGAGGCCGGCGCGTGCACGATCGAACCGTGCGGGACGTCGAGGAGCGGAACGGCCAGGATGTACGAACGTTCGCGACGGCGGAGCTCGAGGACGCCCGGAACGTTCTCCGTGTCGGGCGTTACCCAAATTCCGCGCGTCGCGATGGTGTCGAACACGCCAGGCGGATCCGACTCGATGGTCGCGTCGACTCCGTGCGCGGAGAAATTCAGGTTCCGAACGAGCGCACGGAGCGACGAGAGATCCATCGGGCGATCCCCCGATTACGTTCCGTCGTGCGCGCGGCCGACGCCGTCGAGCCGAACGGTTCCGGTCGTTTCGCCGGCGCCCGCGCCGACGGCGACCGTGGCGACGCCGATCTGGAGGTTGCCCGACGACACGGTCGTCATGAGCTTCGCGCCCTCATCCCAGAAGATCGCGGCGCCCTCCGCCCAGGCCTGCGATCCCGGCTTGGCGTGCGTCACGACGCCCTCGCACAAGCCATTGAACCGCACGCCGACCGCGGCCGTGATCGTCGCGATACAGAAAAACTGACCGATCTGGACGCCGACGCCGGACGTCACGCCGCCCGACGGCGCCGTGAATTCGACCGACTCCCCGGGCTGAACGAAATTCTTCATCGCCTGATCTCCTGAACGTTTGATCGACCGAGAGAGAAAACGACGGCGTCGGCGAGTCCTGCCGACGCCGCGCGCCGGCTACGAGTGTTCGTGACCGACGTTCTTGTAGAGTCCGCGCCAGTCGAGCACCTTGGCCGCGAAATCCTCGCGACACTTGATCTCGATGCCGTCGACGTCGAACCCGATCCGCGTCTCGATCTGCGGCCCTTCCTCGCCCTCGAGGAACCCGTACTCGATGATGTCGATCTGCGCGGGATCCGCGGCGAGGTACCACGCGAGCGGTTCCTCATCGAGCCGCGGTTCCGCGACGACCGTGAGCTTGCCGGAGAACGGGTTCACCTGGGTGAACGTGTTCGGCGTGATCGGGACGACGATCGAGTCGCCGCGGGTTTCGAGCGCGGTCCCGACGAGGAGGTACTTCGGCGCGATGTTCAGCCGCTCGCCGTCGAGCGAAACCTGCTGGCGCATCGCCGCGCGCGCATCGCCGAGCGAATCGACGTCGATCTCCGCGCCGGTCGCGTCGAGGTTCAGGTGAGCCGCCGAGAACAGGGCGTTTCCGTCGCCCATCACGGGATTGCTCGTGATCTGATCCCACACGAGATCGCTTTCGAGCGTCCGCGCCGCACGGCCGAACATCGTCGGGACGCGCCCGAACGCGTCGGCGTCGTCGTTCACGAGCGCCTTGCGCGTGATGGCGAACACGCGGCCGTACGTCACGAGTTGAAACTGCTCGCGCGCCTCGCCGATGGTGCCCCGCTTGAATTCGCCGTGTTCCTTGACCTCGAGCAACGCCGGCGCGTCTCCCATCTGCGTACGGTAGACCGGCTTGAAATCGGGGAGGTTGACCTGGCGCGCGATCGTCTTGAACGTCTGCGGCGCCTCGTCGTAGGCACGGCGGATCGTCTTGTTCGCGACGTCGGCCAGGAGGAACGCGAAATCGCTCGTCGTGTGGTAGCCGTGGCCGCCACGCTGATCGAGTCCGAGCGCCGCCGCGGCGAGCTCCATCTTCGACATGCCGGACGTTCGCACGCCGGCGGCGTGGAGATACGCCCGCGCCGTGTCGAGGAGCGTGAGGCCGCGGTACGGCCGGTGCTGATCCTCGAGCTTGAAGAACGACGGCGCGACGCGGTGACAGAGGGCGCCCATGATCGACGTTCGCACGTGAACGAGCGGATCCTCGCCGAGCGCGATCGAGGGCCCGGGCTGCGGGCCGCGCGTCTGCTCGTTCCGCGCCTGGAGCTCGACGAACACGAGCCGCGATACCTCCTCGAGCGCCGTCCCGCGCGCGATGTGATCGTCGGCGAACGTGGCCGGCATCCGCCCGCCGCGGGCGGCGGTGATGATGCCCTGGACGCGAGCGGTTTCGTTTGCGCGAGCGGCGTCGGCGGCCGTCGGTTCCGCCGCGGGCGCCGCTGCGGGCCGGGCGCCAGGCGCGCCGTCGGTGAGACGGAGCGCGACGACGGCGGGATCTTCGGCGACGGTGGACGGGCGAGCGGGATCAGCCACGGTACTCTCCTTGCGGATGATGAGACAGGAATTCGTCGCGATCTCGTGATTGCGAACGCGAGCGCCGACGTCGGCCGGCATCGGGACCATTGACACCTCGTACGGTTCCCAATCGACGGCCGTACGAACGGGGATCGCGCCGGTCGCGTCCTCCTCGAATTTGTGAACGCGATATCCGACGCTGACGTTCTGGATGATCCGATCCTTCACGTCCTGCCAGATCCCCGCGACGGCCTCGCGTGCGGAGAACCGGACGCGAACGATCGCGTCGGTGCCGTCGATCCGGAATGAACCGGCGACGACCGTCCCGATCTGATCGGTGATCGACCACGCGGAATGCGCGTCGAGGAGCGGCGCCGTGTTCAGGCGTCCGACGCGGATCGCCTTTTTCGAGATCTCGAGCGCCTCGAGATACCGCGTGTCCTTCATCCAGTCGTACCGCTCGACTGGCGCGCCGGTCGAGAACGTGAGCTCGACGGAGCGATCCGCCTCGTTCACGGTTTCAACGTTGGCACGGGCGAGGAGTGAGAGCGGAGGAACGTCGATCGTTTGGCCGGTTGCCGCTCGCGACATGATGCGACAGGATGCCGGAGGGGCCGCGGCGGCGTCTAGTGACTACCGCCGCGAACGATCACGAAAAGCCAGTCACTCGACCGGCTTTCCGTACGAGCGCGCATCGCGGATCCGGATGCGAAGATCTCCGCCCGGGAGCCGGTAGGCGCGGAGGGCGCCCTTCCGGATGTCGCGGTAGATCGTTTGCACGTTCACGCCCCATCGAGACGCGAGCCACGCCGGCGAGACGGCGGCCTCGAGCGACGGCGCCCCTCGACGGTGCGGACGATCATCCGGCCACTGAACGATCCGGTCGTCGCCCATGACGTTACGTGTCCTCCCCGTCGCCCTCCGCCGCGGGTTCCGACGGCGCCGCCGGTTCCGCGGGCGCCGCGGGCGTAGCCGGCGCCGCGGGCGTGATCGCGCTTTGCGCCATGCCCGCCTGAGTCATCCGACGCGGATCGCTGTCGAGCACGACGCCGGCCTTGTCGAGGAGCGCGTTCCACGCCTTCATTTCCCCGATCACTTTGACCGGGTTCAATCCGCGGGCGCGGAGCTCCTCCTGCATCGTCGTGATCCCTGCGCGCACGTTCCGGAGGATCGCGAGGCCCTCGCTCGCCGGATCGATGAACGCGAGCGGCGGCGGCGTCCACTCGACGTCGGGAACCTCCGCCGACGGGAGGAGTCCGGCGATCGCGGCCGCCGTCATCGCCCACTCCCAGGCCGGATCACAGAACCCAGGGATCAGGAGACGCCATCGGTTGTCGTCGACGTCGGGTTGATGCGCGATCCGCTCCATCCTGGCGGCCGAGAACGAGAGATCGCGGAAATCCCCGGTCATGCTCGAGAACAGAACCCGGAGCCCGCTCGCGAGTCCGCGGAGCTTTCGATCCATGTACTCGCCGAAATCGTTCACGCGCGGAGGCTCGACGACGGAGATCTGACGACCGGCCGGGAGGTTCTGCACCATTCCGGGCGTGAGCGTGTCGATCGCCGGCGTCGGGACGTCGTTCGGTTCGCCGAGCGGCGCGCCGCCGCCGTCGAGATCGTCGCGCACGAACACGGCCAGGCACGCCGCGATCTTTTGCTTCACGAGCGTCGCGTCGTCGTAGTCGTCGAGATCCTTCCACGCGAGGAGCGAGGGCGCGTACCACGAGACGGCGCGCACCTGGCCGGGACGTTCGCCGCGGAATATGTGACGCACGCCCTCCGCCGGGATCCGAACCGACGGCGCGTACGATCCGCGGATGCTGCCCGGGTGTTCCTTGAACAGCCAGTACGCGACCCGCTCGCCAATCGGGGAAAACTCGATCCCTTGAACGATCTGCCCGCCGTTCGGCGTCGTGATCTGATCCTTCGTCGTGTCGAGGTGATCGATCTCGAGGACTTGCAATTGCACGGGGATCGGGAGTCCGTCGGACGGGAGCCGGAACCGCCGACGAACGAGCACCTCGCCATCCTGCGCGGTCGCACGGAGGACGAGCTTTTGCAGTCCGTAGATATCGTGAACGCCGTTCGCGTCGCACGCCTTCGACTCCGCCCACTTCCGCCAGAGTTTCATCGCCCGGGCGTTCGGCGACTCCGCCACGATCCCCCAACCGATCGCCTCGTTCACGATCGACGCGAGCGACGCGGCGGCGTACGGATTGTTGCGAATGAGATCGCGGACGGCGTTCCGGAGGTTCGCCGCCGCGGGACCGACGGCGGCGTTCGCATCGGTCCCAGGCTTGCGCCAATTCTGCGTCCGCGCCGTCGTCGCGGCGCCCTCGTAATGTCGCTTGAGAATCTCGCCGGCGTAGCGGGCGCGCTGCCGGTTCAGCGTCCATCGCGGCGCGATCGGCGCGGTGATCGTGTCGAGGTGATCGCCGAACGTGCGGCGCCGCCGAGCGGGTTCGGGATCGATTCTATCGAGTCTCATTCGTTGCCCCTTCCGGAACGATCGGGATCCGCCGCGTCGGCGTCGGTTCAGGCCCTCGACATGGACAGCGTTTGGCCTTTGGCACGCTGGCCGGGAGTTCGTCGCCGTGTGCGCGGCGCCAATGGTAGACGTACAGACTATCGACGACGTAGACCCTGAGGCCTGCGCGCGCGACGGCGAAGTGCATCATGTGATCGACACAGAGCATTCCGTCGACGAACCCGCCGACGCGTTCCCAGGTTCGCCTCGACAGCACCATGAGCACGCCGCCGAGGCCCTTCGTGTCGGTGACGTCGAGGAGCGTCCGGCGCTCGAGGCGCGCGGCGCCGAGCTTCCGGTGATACGCCATGTCGTGATTGTTCAGATCGGACTCCGCGGCGCGCTGCCACGGCGACGCGATCCGGTTCGTCGTCGCCGTGAGTAGTCCGACGTCGGGCCGGTGCTCGATCACTTCGGTGATCTGCCGGTACCATTCCCGCGTCGTCGGCATCGCGTCGTGATCGAACAGAACCGCCCAGGCGTCCGGCGGGAGGAGCGCCATCGCGTGATTGTAGGCGCGCCCCAGGTTTGCCTCGAGATCGAACGGAACGAACGTCACGAGCTCTATCGCCATTCGCTGATCCATGGATAGTGCTCGCCCTGCTCGAGCACGTAGAGATCATCACTCCCCAGGACGACGATCCGCGCGCCTGGCGGGAGCTTCGGATTCCCAGGCCCTACGCCGCGGCGCTCGAGCCGTTCGTATCCCGCGCCGAAGAACGTCACGAACCCGTCGGCCTCCGTCCACACGCCGGGCCGGAGCTTCGTCGTCGATTGCCCCAAGTAGAAATTGAGCATCGCCTGATCGCTGCCGACGCCGCGCGGCGAGGCGCGCCTGGCGTAGCCGGCGGGATCCTTGTCGAACGCCCGCCACAGCGGATCGAGGACGCCGGCGTTCATCAGGATCACGGAGCCGGAGAACACGCCCGCGTACCCGACGCGCCAGCACACGAGCGGATCCGGACGGTCGACGACCGGCGTGAGATCGTCGGTGATCACGACGTCGAGATCGAGCGCGAGGATCCGCTCGCCGATCCCGCGGGCCCACGTCGCATCGAACGCCCGCATACGGCGACGGCATCGCGGCGAGTCGGAGTGTCGACCAGGGAGCGGGATCGTCTCGACGTCGGAGTCGATCCCCGCGGCGTCATCCGTGACGCACACGACGCGGTGCTCGAGCGCGAGCCGGCGCGCGAGCATCGAGCGGAGCGTGTTCACGTGACGGGCGGAAAACTTCGCGCCCCACTTCCACGTTAGGACCGTTAGCATTCCTCGTACTCCCGTTGATCGTGGAGAAAGAACGCCGAGCTCCGCGGGTGCGTGAGTTGCGAGGTGTAGCACGCGAGCGCGCGGATCTTCCGCTCGATCGCCGCGGGCGTCGGCGGCGGAACCTCGCGGCCCTCGCGGACCCGCTCCTCGCCCTGATACGTCTGGTACCTCCGGACGTCGGCGCCGAACACCTCGAGCGCCGCGGCGGCGACGGCCACGTGATCCGCGTGCGATGCGTTCGCCGACGGCGCCCACACTTCCGACGGCGCGCCGTGCGCCTCGACGAGCTCGCGCATCCGCGCCGCGAGATCGCCGCCCTGCCATTGCACGACGGGCCCGGCGCCCAGGATGGCGGCCGCCTGGCGCGACTCCTCCGCCCGGTGGTACGTGTCGCCGTAGTCGCGCACGGACGGAAAACAGATCACGATCCGCGGGCGGGCGCGTTGCAGGGTGAACGCCGCGAATAGCGTCTCGTCGTCGGCGTGCGGCGCGAATAGGATCGCGTTCCGCTTGACGCCCTCGACGAAAAAGACATCAGGCGGATCGCCGTGGAACCGTTGCCGGAGCGAGCCGTCGCGGAACCGCGTCTCCTCCGGCGTGACATCGGCGACGTCGAACGCCGCGGCCGCCAGGTGCTCGCGGACGAACGCCGGCGTCGTGAGCGTGATCGCCGGTTGCGATCCCTTCCATCCGCCGAACGATCGGGATCGCCGGTCGTCGGTCGCGTCCTCCGTGATCCGAACCACGCCGCCAGGCTCGAGCACGCGGGCGAGCTCATCGACGAACGTCGGCCAGGCGGGCGCCGCGAGGTACATGAGCGCGTGCGAGATCGTGATCCCCGCGACGGTCCCGTTCGCGAATTCGCCGAGGCCGTGTTCAAACTTCCAACCGAGCGCCTTGTCGAGATTCACGAACCCGTCGAGCGGGTGCCAGGAGCGATCCGCCGGGTTGCCGCATCCGAGATTGAGCCGGAGCGGCGAGCGGATCCCGTGATGCGCCAGGCGCGCCGACTTCGGGAGCCGCGAGCGCCCGGTGATCCCGTGTCGATAGGTCGCGAGCACCTCCGGAACGTACCGGCATCGCGCCGCCTCCGCGATCGCGATCCAGAAATACCAGTCCTCCGGAACCTTTGCATCATCGAACCGGAGCGCGCCGATCGTTGACCGTCGCACGAGCGGCGACATGATCGGGATCACGTTCCCGTTTCGGAGGATCGGCGCGATCCATCCGCCGAGATCGAGCCGGTCGTATCGGTATTGCGCCGACGCGTTGATCGTTCGGTGCTTGGCGGCGTCCCTGATCTCGACGTCGCACAGAACCCAACCGACCGTCGCATCGAACGCCCGGAGTTGCGTCTCGAGCTTCTCCGGCGCGATGACGTCGTCGGCGTCGAGGAACATCACGAACGCCCCGCGCGCCATCTCGATCCCGAGGTTCCGCGCCGCGGAGGGCCCGCTTTGCTGCTGACGGATCGAGCGGACCCGCGTGTCCGTGTAGCCGGCGAGCGCGTCGGGCGTCGAGTCGGTCGAGCCGTCATCGATCACGATGACCTCGACGGGAACGGTCTGCTCGAGCACGCTCGCGATCGCCTCGCCGATCACGTGCGCGTGATTGTGCGTCGGGATAATCACGCTCACGAGCGGCGCCGTCATGTCCTGGCCTCTGCTTTCACGCTGGCCTCGACGGCGTGCCAGGCGGTGACGATGTTCGCGAGCGCCGGCCGCGAGTGCCCGCGGAGGATCGCCCGCCGGAGATCCGACTTCACGTGAACGATCCGCGTGACGTCGGGATCGAACCGGCGCCAATTGGAGTCCTCGCAATTCCAGATCACGCCGTCGAGCCGCTCGACCTGGCATCCGTGGCCGGCGCGCTCGAGCATGAACCCGAGCGCCGCCTGATTGATCCCCGCGTACCGATTGCGCCAGGGCCGGAGCGCGTTCGCATCGCCGAGGAAACTCCGGTTCACGGCGGCCCATTGCTCGAGGAACCCGCGCGAGCGATCCGACACGTTCACGAACACGACGCCGGCGTTCAGCGGGAGCCGATCCGCCGCGGTCGTGTACGCGAGATCAAACGAGCGATCCCACGCGTCATCGAGTGACCCGGTGATCATCGTGTCGGCGTCGATGAGGAGCACGCGGTCGCCGTCGGCGGCGCTCGCGATCACGTCGCGCCAGTGATCGAGCTTCGCGGAATTGTTCTCATGAGCGGGAACGCCGAGCGTTGAGCGGTAGCCGGTCGCGGGCGGAACGTGTCGGACGTCGAGGCGCCAGGCCGGCGCGTGACGTCGCGCCGAATACTCGAGGACGTTCGCCAGGCGGCGGAAATCGTCGCCCGCGGCGCCGGATCCGAAGTAGACGGCGGCGAGGAGCGGCGCGGCCATGGGCGGGCGCGAACCCTTCTAAACGCCTTTGCTCGTGACGGCCACACGGTACGCGCGACGGGTGCCCGCGGTCGTCGCGGCGTCGGTTTCCATGATGGCGAGGAGCTCGATCATTTCCTTGAGCGAGTTGAACACAACCGTCTGATCGCCGAATGACATCGACCGGGCGCCGCGGCCGTCGGCGATTGCGCGGCGTAGGTTGTCGGCGTCGGTCTGTGTCCACGGCATGAGGTTTGATCGGGAGGATAGCACGGCGGGCGATCCGGCGGAAACGGTCGAGGCGCCTGGCGTGCCCCAGGAACGGCGCCGTCGGCGGGAGGGCCAGACGGGCGGGCGGGCGTCCTGGCGCCTACAGGCGGCGCGCCTGGCGCGGCGGCGAGCCGGTTTCGAGGAGCTCGACGTCGGCGCCCGTGTTCCACGTGGAACACTTTTGTAATCCCGCCCGGGTTGCTCCACTCCGCTCCACTACGACCGAGGCTTGAGCCAGCCGGGACGCGACGGAACCCAGGCGGGCGGCGCCGGTTTCCTGGGCGCCGCGGGCGTCGGCGGCGCGGCGGGCGCCGGACGCGGGCGGAGTCCCGGGCGGAGCGGCGCCGGCGCGGCGGGTGGCGTCGAGCTCGACGTCGCCGCCTCCTGGGCGGGCGCCGGCGGCGTGCCAGGGCGGCGCGCTCGAGCGTCGGCGGCGGCGTCCGCGGCGGCGGCGGCGGGCGTTTGGTGGAGTCCCAGGAATTTCTCGCGGGCGTCCCAATCGCGGTCGTTCATCCGGTCGAGGCCGGCGAGCGCGGCGGCGGCGCGCGCGTAGACGCGACAGTCGAGCGCGTGATTCTGGCGACCGGCGAGGACCGACCACTCGAGCCGGATGTACCCGCGGCGGGTTTTCGTCGCCGTGAGTTGCTCCGCGGTGATCTGTTTGAACCACTCCTCGCCGTACTCCGGATATCGAACGTAGCCGGCGGGATCCGGTTTGTTCGGTTCACGCTCGAGACGAAGGAACCCGTAGAATTCCGTTTTCGCGATCGAGGTGCTGACCGGCCAGACGCGCCCGCCTCGCTTCCGTTTCTTCCCGCTGATCATGACTTCGACCGGCTTCGGTGATCCGATGATCGCGCCGCCGTACTCGAAACCCTTCACGGCGATCACTTGCGTCGAGTGCGGGCGCCGGACCCACGCGTGAACGGGTTGATCCTGATACCCGGAGTCGATCGCGAGCAATCGGATCGGCATCTCGATCCCGCTTTCGTGCGGGAACAATCGCGCCGTCAGTTTTTCGAGTTCGCCCCACGGACCCCGTTCCATGTCGGCGGGATCGCCGGGGATCTCGCCCGCGTCGATCGACCATGAGGATTTCCCGCGGCCCCATCCGACGACCTCGTATACGAGCCGTTCCTTCTGCACGTCGACGCCGCACGTGAGTACGAGCGCGCCGCGGGGAACGGTCCCGATCGCGTACGTGTCGCGCCGGTTGTAGAGCGATTCCCATTCAGGCGCCTCGCCCTTCGACGTCCACACCTGGCCCAAGATCGTATTGATGAAAACGCGGAGCTTCTCCGGATCCTTTTCGCTCGCGACGAAATCGACGGCGATCTCGCCCCAGGAGATCCAACCGACCGGCGCGTACAGGGCGTTGAGGTGATAGCTCCGGATCTTCCCGCCGCCGCGGCCCGGGTGTGTCGCGCGCCATTCGCCCGCGGCGAGCATTGCCGTTTTTTGATGATTGCGGATGTACCCGCCGCATCCCGCACACTCGTACACGGCGGCGGCCGGCGGGAGTCCGAGCTTCGTCCAGACGATCCGGTCGAACGTGAGTTCCTGAAATTCTGAACAGATCGGACACGGGACGAAGAACCGGCGCGCATCGCCGCGATCGTGCGCGGCCTCGATCGCCGAGCGCCCCGCAATCGACGGCGACGAGATCTTGAGTCGCTTCCGACGGGAGAACGTGCGTTGTCGCACCTCGACGAGCGCGATCGGCGATCCCTCCTCATCGACGTCGATTGGCCAGCCGTCGAGTTCGTCCATGAGCGCGTACTGCGCCGGCATCGACTTCAAACCGTTCGCGGAGTTCGCGCCCGCGATCACGAGGTGCCCGCCGGGGAACGACTTCTCGAGGACGGTGTTCGTCGAGTCGCGGGACTTGACCGGCGCGACCTTCTCCGCGATCGCGGGCGTGTCCGTCGTGAGCGGCCCGACGCGTTGACGGGAGTTCCGTTTCGCCGTGCCGTCCGTCGGCCACACGATGATCACGGGCCCGGGCGCGTGATCGATGATGTAGCCGAGCGCGTTCAGGAGAACCTCCGTCCCGCCGATCTGCGAGGCTTTCATGAACACGGTTTCCTCGACGTCGGACGTCGACGAAAAGTTGTCCATGATCTCGCGGAGGTACGGCGTGCGGTCGGTGCGCCAGGGCCCGGACTCCGCGCTCGACTTCTTCGGGAGCCGTCGCTTCTCGTCGGCCCATTGCGACACGGTGAGCACGCGCTCCGGACGGATGCCGTCGGCCCGCGCCTGGCGGATCACGCGGACGGCGGCGGCGTCGCTCACTCCCCGCTCGCCTCGAGTCGATCCGCACATTCGCCGAGCGCCTCGCGGATGATCGCGTCGAGGCGCCGGCGGAGTTCCGCGGGATCGGTGATCACGGCGAGCTCCTCCGCGTATCGGGCCGACACGTTCAGGAGGGTATCGCGGATCGTGCGGTAGCTTTCAAACGCCTCACGCTTCGCCGCGGGAACACTGAGCGCCAGGCCCTCGCGGAGATCGTTGTCGATCTTGAGGCGCCGATGGCGCTCCATTGCCGTGAGCGTCGACGCCTCGACGAGCGACGAGCGACCGGCATCGACGGCGGGACCGTTGGGAACCCGGGCGGCGTTCGCATCCCACGCGGCGCGCGCGGCGGCGACGTCGGTGATCACTTGGCGGCGCCCGGTGCTCGAGAGTCCGACGCACGAGGGCGGGATCCGTTCGGACGCGATCCCCTTGCGGATGGCCTTCTCGTCGACGTTCCTGTCGCGAGCGAACGCGGCGATCGACATGGGCCCCTCGACGGGCTCCGCGGGTTTCCGCTTGCCTTTGGGTTTGGTCTTGCCGCGGCGTTTGCTCACGCGGCCGCCCGACGTCGGCGCGCCGTCGGGATCTCGTGCGCCTCGAGATACTCGAAAGCGATCCGGGTGACGACCTGATCCGGCGCGCCGCCGTTCGCGTCGAGATAGATCGCGATGAACGCGCGCGCCGTGAGGTTCGGGAACCCCTCGCGCGCGACGTCCGCGATCGTGATCGCGTCGAGCCGCTCGCGCCGGACCTCGACGAACCGGATCGGGCCGCCGATCTTCTCGACGTGCCCGCCCTTCGGGATCCCCTGCGACTTGATCACGGGTTGCACGACGTCGCCGACTTTCGCGAACGTCCAACCGTTTCGGCGCGTCACGGTTTTATCGCGGCGCCGAACCTGGCGCGTCGTGAGCGCGAACGACATATTACGCATCGGGTGATCCGCCGTCCGCGGTCGCGGTGAACGCGCATCCCTCGACGCATCGCCCGCGGGTGTCCTGAGTCAGTCGAGCGGCGGCCGCCTCCTCCGTCTCGCCAGGGCGCCGCCATGGCCGCACGGATCCGCGCTCGCCGCCGCCGTCGCCGCACGCGCCGCACGCCCAGGAGCATCGAATGAACCCGCCGCGGGTTTGCTCGAGCGCGTTCACGAACGGAACCCGATCCCGTCGGTCGCGGCGCCGCGAACCTGGCGAACGAATTCCGCGCCGGCGTCGTTCACGGTGAGATCCGCCGTCAGACGTCCGTCGGCGTGGAGTACGACGTTCCGGATCTTCCCCATGAGCGCGCCGAGTGTGCGATCCGTGGATCGTTCCTTCATCCGTCCGGCGGCCTCGACGGCGAGCGCCGCGAGCATGTCGGCGACCTTGCGGAGATCCTCCGGCGCCGCCATCCTCACGCGCGGCGCCGCGAGCTCGAGGATCGCCTCGCCGAGTTCGTCGTCGGTCATTTCGGTACAGGGTTTCATCGGTTGAACCTTTCGCGTGAGCGGCGCGAGCGTCTCAGGATCGAGGCCCTCGCGACAGCAAATACACCGATCATTTTCCTCGCGTGTTCTGTAGAAATTCGATGAGCCGCTCGCCGGCCCGTGACGCGTGAACGGTACCCGACACGTGACACAGAGAACCTCCGTCATCGACCCGCCGCGATGCTGAGCGCGTGAAACTCCGCCATCGGGTACCGGCGCCATCCGTCGGCGTGATACAGCCACACGGCCAGGACGCCCGCGAACATGAGGAGCTTTGAACACTCGACGCAATCCGGGCCGCCCGACGGCGCGAGCTTGCCGTCGATCGCCTTCACGTGGATCACTTCGACGGATCCGCCGAGCGCGAGATCTACGCCGCTCGCGAGGAGCGCCTGTTCCGCGTGAACCGCCTCGCGCCGACACGTGGCCTTACATCGTTCCGACCCGTCGCAATCGCCGCCGGGTTTCTGATTGAACCCGACGGCGACGAGTTCCCGCGTCTCGTTCTCGCGTCCGCTGAACGCGACGGCGCCGCGTTGACTCCGACACGTCGAGGCGCCCGCGGCGTCGAGCGCAATCGCGACGAAATCATCGAACGTGATCGGCGGCCCGCTCACTCGATGCCCTCGCGTGACTTGAACAGACGGAGATAGTCGCCGAGTTCCCGCGCCAGGGCCTCGAGGCGCGCATCGCTCGCCGCTTCGTCCTCGCCCTCCGCGGCGCCGAGCACGGCGAAGTACATCCCCTGAGCGCCGGCGTAGAACGCCCGTTTCAATTCCTCGAGTTGCACGGGCGGCGCCGCGGTGATCTCGCACGCGGTGAGGTACTCCGACCACTGTTCCCCCACGCCGCCGACGACCGGGAGCGGCGGCGCGAATTCCACGCCGAGACAGATCGGATCGAGCTTCGTGATCGTGCGAACGCCGGCGTCGTCGAGCGTGCTATCGATCACGCGGAACCCGAGGCCGACGTTCCGGATTATGCCGGCCTGGATGCCAGGCGCGAACGCGATCACGGCGGCGCCCTTCTCATCGATCGCCGCGGTGCCGATGACGTCGCGCGCGTCGAACGCTCGCGTCACGGGGATCGGTCCCGCGGCCTTGACGGACCCGGGCGCGTAGATCTCCGCGTGCCTGGCGTCCGCGGGCGGCCCGAACCGAACGACCTGAACCTTGAGGACTCCCGCCGCGGGCGGCGCCGCGGTTTCCCTGGCGCCGACGTGATCGAACGCCTCGACGTTCGGATCCCTGCTGTCACTGTTCATCGTGTCCTCCGCATTCTGGCGTTGCGTTCATCGGCCCGGACGATCGCCTCGCGGGCGTCCTCCGGTTTTTCGAGGTACTCCGCGAGAGTCCAGATCATCGAGTAGGGCGTCGGCGCCTGATCCCACTCGATGTTACGGCCGAGGGCGCGGAGCGCGAGCGCCAGGCGGAGGATCGCCTCCTGATCCTGAATGGCCTCGAGGATCGCGGCCGGCGCCGTCACTTTGCGGAGCGCCTCGAGCACGCGGTCGCGAACCGGACCCGGGCCCCATCCGGCGAGCTCGCGCCCGTCGGCGTCGACGAGCATGAGGCGCGCCGCCTGATTGCCCTGGCCGTTCGTGAACAGTTGCCGAACGAGATCCTCCGCGATGTCATCGAGCGCGAGATCCCGCTCGAGCGCCGCGGCCGCCTCCGCGTTCAGCGTCACGCCCGCCGCGGGCGCGAGCGGATACGCGATCCCGTTGATCGTCTCGATGGTGGAGATCCTCCGCTCGAGATCCTCGACGCGTCGATCATCGGCGGCGAGCGCCTCCTCGATCTCGCGTTGCGTCCGCTCGACGTAGTCGCTCCGCCCGCCGGCGGCGGCGTAGCTCACGAGGTACCGCACGAGCGCCCGACGCGTCGGCGCGTTCACGGTTGCCTCCGCGCCTGGCGCCCGCGATCCGTCTCCTCCGCGGCGCTGCGCTGGATCCGCTCGATCCTCGTGCCCGCGTCCCGCTCGAGTTCCTTGCTCGCGGCGTCGAGCTCCTCGAGCGCGGAGCGAACGGCGGCGTCCCGACTCTCCCCGCTCCCGATCACAAAACTTTCCGTGATGCTGGCGGGATCTCCGACGGCGCCCTCGAGCGAGGCCCACACCTGAACGTCGCCGGGTTTCTCCGTGATGGTGATCCTCACGATCGCCCGCCTTTGAGTTCCGCGATCGCCGCGGCGCCGACGGTGTCCGCGATCGTGGTGAGCACCTTGAGGAGCGCCGTCGCGGCGTCGAGCGTCCGAACCTTTGCGTCGTTCACTTCGTTTTCCGTAGCCATCTGAACCTCCTGATCCGGAGAACCGGATCACAAAAACCGGACCCAAAAACCGATCAAAAACTAGCGGCCGTTTGCGCCTCGCTCGCCCGTTTGAGCGTCACGTTTTAGAAGAACCTCTGCCGTCCCCCCCCCCTGGCCTGGTACATGCCGAGCGCGCGGTGAGCGTCGAGCCGTTGCTCGAGGAGTGCGAGGATCTCAGGACGATCGACAACCGATCCATACACGCGCCGCCACTTCCGGCGGGCCTTGACGGTCGCGCCCGCCAGGGGATCCGCCCGGTACTTCTTGAACGAGTACTCGCGTGATTGTGCTCGCTCCCGCTGTAGGTTGTCGTGATAGACGCGTTTCGATTCCGCGTTCGCCCTGATCCGGCGACAACGATCACACCTGATCCTATTCGCGCCGACGTGCGTCGGACAGTCTCGACAGACACGCGGCGGCGTTGCTGCTCGACGTCGTGCCCTGAGTCGTTCCGCTCGCCGACGTTTGGCCTCTTTCGTTTTACCGTGCTTCTCCTGGCGGCGACGGTTCGCCAGGTGGCGCTCCCGGTTCTCACGCTTCCATCGGTTGCGCTCCTCGCGATCGTGCGCGCGGCGACAGTCATCCCCGCAAAACTTGACCGAGGCCCGGAGCATCGTGGTATCGAATTCGCTATGACAGCGGGAGCACGTGAGCGTGATCGGCGTGGCCGCCTTGATTGCGTTCGATGCGCGAGCCGCACGCGCGCGCGCTTCCGTGAGGGTTTCCCGTCGAGCCATGGCGTTACGCCTGGGACGCCGGCGGTAGCTGGCCGGCGCTCGACGGCGGCGGCGGTAGCTGATTGGCGCGGGCCTCGATGAGATCGTTCGTGCGATTGTTCTCTATGGTCGCGCACACGCGCACGGCGGCGCCGATGAGGCCGACCACGATCCGCGCCTTCTGGTACTGCGTGCCGTTCTTGCCGTCGCCCTCGAGATAGTCGTCGAGCCGTTTCGCGTGCTTGACCGCTCGCGAGACGATGGCATCCGCGAGATCCTCGACGCGTTGCTTCTGTTTGCTCACTACTGCTGATTTCGCCATTGCTTGTCCTTTCGTGCCGAGTTCCGACGGGTGATCGACGGTCGAACCCCTCGACGTCGATTGCTATAGAGCTCGTTCGCGATCCGCCGTGAGCGACGTTCATCCCTGTCGGCGATCCACTCGAGGAGGAACGTCGGTACCGGGAGGGCGCCGCCCAGGCGGAGCGCGAACCATGTGAACCTCACGAGCGCGACTCGTTCATCAGGAGCGCGAACGATCCCGACGTCGGACCCGTGTCCCATATCTCGAGGGCGGCGCCGTACTCCGCCGCGACGCGGTGAATGTGAGGGCGGAGCGGCGGCGACGACACCTTGTAATCCTCCGTCGGGATCAACACGGCGGAACATCGCGCCATGCAGTAGTCGAGGACGACGGGCCGCCGCGGCGTATCGTGCGGCCCGTCGATGAGCGCGAGATCGTAGCGCCTGGCGTCGAGCTCAGGGATCGACAGCGGATCCGCCCAGGTGTAGCGGTGAACGGTAACGACCGGCGCGAATTGCCGTCCCACGCGGGAGCGGTGAACGTCGTACCACTTCGGATCGTCCTCGCACGTGTCGATCTGATCGGCGCCGCCCTCGACGAGCGCGAGCGTCGAGGAACCTGGCCCGAATTCCAGAACGCGCCGCGCGCCCAGGCGGCGAACCGTGTCGAGGACGGCGCGGTAGTCGGTGAACGACCACCAATGTTTTTCGACAGGGTAGAGATCGAACGTGCTCACGTGCTATTCCTCCTCGCTCCCGGGTTTCGCGATCTTCACCTTGACGTCCTCGCCTTCGGGGATCAGGTTGATCTCGATCCCGTGTCGCTTGTACGTCGTTTTCTGGAATTTGTGCATCAGCGGGATCAGGGCCGCCTTTCGTTTGCCCTCCTCGATCGTGAGCTCCATCCGCTCATCGCGCACGCGGGCGTACGCCTTCGCCGCGTCCTCGAGCGGCTTGATCGCGCTGTCCTCCGTGCCGGGGAGATCGACCTGTTCGGGCCTGGGTTTCCTCGTTCTACCGCCGCCGTTCGCCGCCTTTTTCGCCATGCTGTCGTTCTCCTCTGAACCCGGGCAATCATCGCCGACGAGCGCCCCGGGCGGATACGCTGGTCGGTCCTTCGTCATCACGCGACGCCACAGTACGGCGCCGCAATTCTTACAGGCTTGCACGTCGAGCGCGTCCCGTGTCGCGCGATCCTCCGCCCGGTACCACGGGATCACGTGCCCGCGGGCGCTCACGGGAGTTTCGAGTCGCCGCGGGACTCGCCTCCGGTTCCGAGCGCGAGGATCAGAACGACGGCGGCGATCACGATGAGGCCGGCGATCACGCGCTCGCCCGCTGATCGGCCTTGTATTCCTGGCGGCGCTCCGTCCACGCCTTCCAGCATTCGCAACGATCTTTCCTCGTGACGCCGCCGACGAGCACGTCGATCCATCCTGGCGTGAGCGCGCAATGGTCGCAATGAACGAACGGCCCGACGCCCTGTTTCCGGAGCGCGTCGGCGATCCGCTCGAGATCGCGGGAGTAGATCCCGTGTCGCTCGATCACTTCGGAGAATTCGACGATGTCCGGTTTCCGCGTGCGCCACACGGGACGCCCGCGCTCATCGACGGCGGCGTTCTCGCTTTTGTCGTACGCCCGGGCGCCGTGACAGAGCGCGTGATCCATGAGGGCGCGACGGTGCTCGTCGGTGAACCGCTCATCCTTCCATGTCGATTTCCGGAGGAGGATCACGAAATCGAACGGCGCGAGTTCCCGCGCGAGATCGCTCGCTCGAGCGCACGCCGCGAGCTTCACGCGACCGTCGGCGTCCGCTTGCCAGGTGAGATTCCACGCGAGGACGATCCGCGCCTCGCGGAGATCCTCATGGTGCTCGTGAACGATTTCGTCGAGGAGCGAATAGATCGGATGCCCCTCGACGTGATCGCGTTTGATCAGTTCGTACCCGACTCGACGCGCCCGAGTGTTTCCGCTTTTGCCTTTTTTCGCCATGGTGATCTCCTCCTACGTGAACAAGGGCGGCGCGACGGGATCCGCGACGGCCGCCTCCGTGATCGTGATCGTGACGCCCGGTTTTCCGTCGATGGGCGCGTACTGCTTTGCGATGCGCCCCGCGACGACCTGGCCGTCGTCGGCGTAGATTACGCCCGTGAGGGCGTCGAGGACGGGACGAACGAGCTTGTCGAAATCCGGGCGCGTCGTGTGCGCGACGATCGAGCTCCGGATCTTCTGCGGTCGAGCGAGATAGAACACGAGATCGACGACCACGGCGCCCGCCATGAGTTCGCCCTGGACGAGCGGACCCGTTCGGCGCGCCTTGATCGCGGCGTCCATGACGGTTTCCTGCCAGGCTTTCGCGTTCGGGTTGTCGTTCGTGATGAACGCCCGCGGCGCGATCCGCCGCCCGGTTTTTCTGAACCGCTCGTACGCCTCGATCACGTGCCCGAACACGACGAACGCTTTCGCGGATCCCTTCGTTTGCGGATCCCCGTCGACGGTGAACGTGAGCGAGCGAGCGCCGACAGGAGCGACGATCATCGCGCCCGCCGCCAGGTGTTCCGCCGCTCATCTCGAGCGCCGGCGCCGGCGGAGCATCGGGTGATCGCGAGCTCCGCCTGATTGTGGAAATCCTCGACGTCGTAGATCAGCCCGGAACGCGCCGCCCGATCCTTGAGCCGCTCGCGGATCTCGAAACTGTCGACGACCGTCGCGCCGGTTGCCGGATCCCGCGTCATCGGCGCGCCCGCGTCGAACATCGCTCGCACCTCCGACCACACGAGGGCCCGGAGGACGCGAACGTTTTCCACAGGTTTTCCACGTTCCGCCGTGCGGAGCGCGGCGTGATCTTCTCCCCCTACGAGGACGGGATCCGGATCAAGGACGGGATCGCGCGCGCGCGAGCGCCGAGGACTCCGCGTGGAGTCCGAGCGGACACGCGAGTCCTTTTCCTCCCGTTCCTGGCGCTTACGGGCGGCGTCCCTGTCGCGTTTGTCCTTTACATCCTGCGACTTAGGGTTGTGGTGATGGTAGTCATGGATCCGCCAGCCGCCAGGAACCGGATCCCATAATCCGACATCAGCGAAACCCAAAACGAGCGCGATTTCGCCCGGTTTGCGATCGATCTTGAACGACTTTACGACCGATTCCGATAGAAACCCGTCCGTAAGGTGCTTGTTCGCGTAGGCGAGGCCGGCGACGTAGACAGCGAACGCCCGGGCGATTCCGTGCCGGCCGAGGTGCCGACCGGCGTCGAAAAACTTCGGGTGATCCGCGATCCCGTCGTCGAGCTTGACCCACACGTTCAGGCCTCCCCGCGCGTCGTCACGTCGC